GCTTTAGATGATGAGCATAAGAATCAGGCTGCTGCTTGGAAGCTAGTGATGGATAGGGTCTTACCTACCAGCTACTTTGAGAAAGACGCAGCAGGAGGAAACAAGGGCGGTATCAACATATCCATTACTGGAGTTGGTGGCGAGACAACTGTTATATCAGGCACACAGGAAGCTGACTCTGCTATCGAAGGGGAATATACCGATGTATGATATAGACCAAGACTTAGATTACTTCACAAAGAAAGAGTTTGCTTGTCAGCACACAGGCAAGAATGAAATCAAAGATACATTCCTATTGAAACTAGACCTGCTTAGAGCTAGGTGTGGTTTCCCATTTGTTATCACTAGCGGCTATCGTAGCCCAGAACATCCGATTGAATCGAGAAAGGAGAAAGCAGGAACTCATGCCCAAGGCATTGCAGCAGACATTAAAGTTAGTACGTCACAACAAAGGTACACGCTGGTTGAGGAAGCTATCAAGATGGGATTTGGAGGCATTGGAATACACAGTGTGTTCGTCCATATTGATATGCGCAGTACTGACGGTGCTTCTAAACCTGTAATGTGGTTGTACTGAGTGACTGACTTAAAAGTTGAGCTTCTCCCTTGGCAACAAGAGGTCTGGAATGATGGTGCTCGCTTCCAAGTAATAGCTGCTGGTAGACGTACAGGTAAGTCTCGTCTCGCTGCATGGAAGTTAATCATTGAAGGATTGACTACGACTAAGGGGCATGTCTTCTACGTTGCTCCTACACAGGGTCAGGCTAGAGACATTATGTGGCAGACGTTACTGGAAGTAGGTAACCCTGTCATTGTGTCTAGCCACGTAAACAACCTACAGATTAAGCTAGTCAACGGTGCTACTATTGCACTCAAGGGTGCCGATAGACCAGAGACCATGCGTGGTGTCAGCCTTAAGTTCTTGGTGATGGATGAGTACGCCGATATGAAGCCGGAGGTCTGGGAGCAAATCCTAAGACCTGCCCTAGCTGACCAGAAGGGTTCAGCGATGTTCATCGGTACGCCTATGGGCCGTAACCACTTCTACGACCTACATCAGTACTCTGTGCTGGCTAAGGATGAAGACTGGAGTGGTTGGCACTTTACTAGTTACGATAATCCGTTACTAGATGCAGAAGAAATTAATGCAGCTAAGAAGTCGATGTCAGCCTTCTCCTTTAGACAGGAGTTCATGGCATCCTTTGAGGCAGCCGGTGGAGAACTCTTTAAGGAAGAGTTCGTAAAGTTCTCAGAGGAAGAGCCGAAAGATGGTCATTATTATATTGCTGTCGATTTGGCAGGATTTGCAGATGTCCAGAAAGCTACAACTAAAACTAATCGTCTTGACCAAACGGCTATTGCTGTGGTTAAAGCAGGCACTGAAGGTTGGTGGGTTGCTAATATCATACATGGCCGTTGGGGCGTCGAAGAGACTGCCAGACGAATCTTCCAAGCAGTCAGAGACTACAAACCAATCACAGTAGGTATTGAGAAAGGTGCGTTGAAGAACGCTGTACATCCTTACTTGAATGATATAATGAAGAAGAACCAGCGGTTCTTTAGAGTGGAAGAGCTTACACACGGTAATCAAAGGAAGACTGATAGAGTTGTGTGGGCGTTGCAGGGTAGGTTTGAACACGGTCAAATAACACTAAACAAAGGCGAATGGAATACTCAGTTCCTCGATGAGTTGTTTCAGTTCCCAAACAAGCTTGTTCACGATGATTTAATAGATGCTTTGGCTTACGTAGACCAGCTAGCTAAAGTTGCTTACGCTATTGATTACGAAGAAGAAGAATACGAATTCATGGATACATACTCAGGGTACTAACTATGTTAGAAGAAAACGAACCATTCCACATCGAACAAACGCTTGAAGACTGGGTAGGTACTAAATGTAGTGACTGGCGAGACCACTTTGAAGCTAACTACTCAGAAAGATTCGATGAGTATTATCGTCTCTGGCGTGGACAGTGGGCTGCTGAAGACAAGACTCGTCAGTCAGAACGTTCTAAGATTATTTCTCCTGCACTACAGCAGGCTGTTGAATCATCGGTAGCAGAACTAGAAGAAGCTACTTTTGGCCGCGGTAAGTGGTTCGACATTAAAGACGATGTAATGGACAAAGACAATCAAGATATTGTCATGTTGCGTACACACTTAGAGTCTGACTTTAAGCGCAACAAAGTACGTAAGGGTGTCGCTGAGTGTCTTATTAACGCAGCAGTCTTTGGTACTGGTATAGCTGAAATTGAACTAACAACTGAAAAAGAGTTCAAACCGGCCACACAACCCCTAATGGATGGTGAATTAACCGCTATTGGTGTCAACATTACTGACCGTACATGTATTAAACTACGCCCTGTAATGCCTCAAAACTTCCTTATTGACCCTGTTGCTACCTCTGTTGAGGACGCTTTAGGCGTTGCTGTAGATGAATACATCTCTATGCACGTTGTTGAGCAACTACAGGAGCAAGGTGTCTACCGTGATGTACCTTTAGAGGCCTCATCTAATGATTTTGACATTGAACCAGACCACTCTATTACCTCTTTGTACGAAGAAGACAAGATTCGCTTGACTAAATACTACGGTTTAGTGCCTCGACACCTGTTAGAGCAGGCGCAGAAGGAACCTGACGCTGAAGAAGAGTCAGTATCTCTTTCTGGAGAAGAAGAAGACACTAGCTACTACGTTGAGGCTATTGTTGTAGTAGGTAATGACGGTATTTTGTTAAAAGCTGAAGCTAACCCCTACATGATGGGTGACAGACCTATCATTGCATTCCCTTGGGATGTCGTTCCTAGCCAGTTTTGGGGCCGAGGTGTGTGTGAGAAAGGGTATAACTCACAAAAGGCGTTAGACGCAGAACTACGCGCTAGAATCGACGCTCTTGCTCTTACTGTACATCCTATGCTTGCCATGGATGCTTCTCGTATGCCTAGAGGTTCTAAACCCGAAGTGCGTGCTGGTAAAGTTATCTTGACAAACGGCAATCCTGCTGAGATTCTACAGCCCTTTAACTTTGGTCAAGTACAGAACATTACCTTTAGTCAGGCCGCTGAGCTACAACGCATGGTACAGACCGCTACAGGCGCTATAGACTCAGCTGGTACCGCAGGGTCTATTAACGGCGATGCGACCGCTGCGGGCATCTCTATGAGCTTAGGGGCCATCATTAAGCGCCACAAGCGTACTTTGATTAACTTCCAAGAATCCTTCATCATTCCTTTCGTAACCAAAGCTGCTCATCGTTACATGCAGTTTGAGCCTGAGATGTACCCAGTTGCTGACTACAAGTTCGATGTGTCAAGCTCTTTAGGTATTATTGCTCGTGAGTATGAGGTTACACAGCTTGTACAGTTACTACAAACCATGTCACCAGAGACTCCCATGTATCCTGAGTTGATTAAATCAATTGTTGACAACATGAACTTGGCTAACCGTGAAGAGCTGATTGCTAAGCTAGATGCAGCTAACCAGCCTAACCCAGAAGCTCAGCAAGCTCAACAAGCTACACAACAAGCTGCCTTGGCTTTCCAAGCTTCACAGACAAGTGCTCTCAACGGACAAGCTAAAGAGTCTGAGGCACGAGCAGTCAAAGCAATGGCTGAAGCACAGGCTGTACCACAGGAGCTTGAGATTGACCGTATCAGAGCAGTTACAGCTAACCTTCAGGCTGGAGATGCAGACGACAAAGAGTTCCAGAAGCGTCTTAAAATCTCTGAGCAGTTACTGAAGGAGCGTGAGGTAGCTGTTAAGGAAGGTAACGTACAACAACCTGAGCCACAGGCCCAACCACAACCGACACCTCAGGCAGCTTTTGAGCCACAAGGAGATAACACATTATGATTATTACACAACGAGAATTTTCTCAAGCAATGGCGCAAGTAAACGTAGCCTTTGAAGTAGCTAACGATAAGATTGACAAACTAGAGGCAGAGGTTAAAGCTTTAACAAAGGAGAAAGCCAATGGCAACGCCAAGAAAGGGCAAAGCAAAAGTTAAGGTAACTTCTACTGGTAAGAAGGTAAGCTACGGTCAAGCTGGTAAAGCTAAAGGCGGCGGCCCTCGTGTAAAACCGGGGACGTCCAAGGGAGATAGCTACTGTGCTCGTAGCTTAGGAATTAAGAAAGGCCTGCCTAAAGCTAAACAGAACGACCCTAACACCCCCAACAATCTTTCTCGTAAGCGGTGGAAGTGTTCAGGGGCTAAATCTAAGAAATGAGGTGTTAAATGAAGTGTTCATCTTGTGGCAGCAGCCATAAAAAGAAAGGCAATAAAATGCCTATCCGAGGCCAGCGAGCCGTTAAGAACAAAGCATCTAAAGCAAAGAAAAAGAATTAACTGCTTGACTTTTAAGCTGAACTGTGCTATAATGTACTATAGTATTCTTTAAGTAGATACTTTACTTCTTAACTAAACTGTCCTAAAGGGATAAACAGTATGATAGATAAAGAATTAGAACGGTACTACGAAAGTATGTACTCGTTGTTTCATAATGAGGGCTGGAAGTCTTTACTGAGCGATTTAAAAGAGAACACTGTAAGTATTAACTCAGTAGAGCACACCACAGACCTTAATGACCTACAGTTCCGTAAGGGTCAGTTGTCTATCATAGCTAGTCTACTTAACTTAGAAGAACAGATTAGAGCAGCCGAAGAACAAGCATTAGAGGAAGACACTGATGCGTATAATGGCTGATTTCCAATGTCCTGACGGACATGTCAATGAGTTTTTTGTTGATAACGAAATAAAGCAGGTTGATTGTACAGATTGTAGTCTTCCTGCTTATAAACTTATTTCCCCCGTTCGCAATAAGATTGACCCCATTTCTGGTAATAACGTAGGTGCGACGATGAAGTGGATGAAGATGCGCGAACAAAAACTGAAGCAAGAGCGTAAGGCCAACTCTGCGTAAGCAGAAGCTTTACTTAACTAAAACCTCCACAATGATAATATATCACGGAGTTTAATAATGGCAACACTAATAGACGAGCGTCCAGAAGAACTCAACCCAGACGAAGAAATTACTACTTTTGAACAAGAAGAAGAACAGGAAGCTCCGCAAGAGTTAACCCCTGAACCTCCTCAAGAAGAAGAAGAAATCCCCGAGAAGTACCAAGGAAAGTCAACCGCTGAAATTGTAAGGATGCACCAAGAAGCTGAGAAGCTACTAGGTAGACAAAGCGGAGAAGTAGGGGAGTTACGTTCTGTTGTTGATAGTTATATCCAGACACAACTCGACACCAAGGCAACACCAGCACCAACTGAAGACCCTGATGAAGAAGTAGATTTTTTCTCAGACCCAGACAAGGCTGTCGCAAGAGCAATTGCTAATCATCCTTCTATTAAACAAGCTGAACAAGCTAACGTAGATAACAAGCGTAATATGGCGAGGACACAACTGCAAGAACGTCATCCCGATATGCCGCAGATTCTACAGGACGCTAAGTTTGTTGAGTGGATTAAAGGCTCTAAGATTAGAACACAGCTCTTTGCCCAAGCAGACCGTGGTTATGATTATGACGCCGCTGATGAACTCCTTTCTAATTGGAAAGAACGTCAAGGTGTTGTTTCTCAGACCTTAGCTGCTGAAAAAGATGGACGTAAAGCTGCTGTTAAGACAGCTTCTACAGGAAGTACAAAGGGCAATGGACAACAACAATCTAGAAAAATTTACAGACGCTCAGACATTATTAAACTAATGCAGGACGACCCAGAACGGTATTTAGCTTTGTCAGATGAAATTGGCCTAGCTTACGCCGAGAAGAGAGTTCGCTAACTTAACTATTATCATTTAAAGGTATTATCTCATGGCTACATCAGTATATCCCTCACAAACTGGCGCAGTAAACAACACTAGCGCCGCTAAGTTCATCCCAGAAATCTGGAGTGACGAAGTTGTCGCTGCCTATAAGTCTAACCTTGTCATTGCCAACCTCGTTAAGAAGATGGGTATGTCAGGTAAGAAAGGCGACACCATTCACGTACCTAAGCCTCTCCGTGGTTCAGCTAACGCTAAGACCTCAGGTGCCGCAGTAACTATTCAGAACAGTACTGAAGAAGAAGTCTTGATTGCAATTGACAAGCACTTTGAATTCTCTCGTCTGATTGAAGACATTACCGAAGTACAGGCTCTTGCTTCTCTTCGTCAGTTCTACACTGGTGATGCAGGTTATGGCTTGGCTAAGCAGATTGACAGTGACCTGTTTGACCTCGGTAAGCGTTTCGGTGACGACAACGGTTCTGGTACTGACTGGATTCACAGCAACACTTACAACTTCTCTGGTAATTCTGGTATCGAGACTTATGCCGCTGACGCTGTAGCTGCTGGCGACGTATTTAACGATGCTGGTTTCCGTGCTGCTATCCAGAAGCTGGATGACGCAGACGTTCCTATGGACGGTCGTTCTTTCGTAGTTCCTCCTTCCATTCGTAACGCTATCATGGGCGTTGACCGCTACATGTCTTCTGACTTCGTAGATGGTCGTGGTGTTAAGAACGGTCAGATTGGTAACTTGTACGGCGTTGACGTATACACTACTTCTAACTGTCCTGTACTTGAGACTGCTGCTGAGAACGCTGCTGGTGGCGAAGTTAAAGGTGCAATGTTGTTCCACAAGGATGCTATGGTTCTTGCTGAGCAACAGGCTGTACGTTCACAGACCCAGTACAAGCAGGAGTTCTTGGGAACTCTCTACACTGCTGATTGTCTGTACGGTACTCAGGTACTACGTCCAGAAGCAGGTATCGTTCTAGCTGTAAACGGCTAAGCGATAAGCAACAAACTAGGGGGTTCTTCGGAATCCCCTTTTCTTTTTTTCTGTTTTTGTAGGAGTTACAATGGCTATATATAGAGGAAACGGCGGTGCTGGCGATTCAACCAACGACGCTACAATCAGTGACGTAACAGCCCAAGCTGTCATAGCTTCTACAAAAGCAGATGAAGCAGCAGCAAGTGCAGCGGCAGCAGCAAACTCTGCAACGAGTATACAGACCCTCACAGCAGCCACAGGAGCCGCCGGAAGCTCTGCGTCTTACGATGCTAATACCAACACCTTAACTGTGCCAAGAGGCGACACAGGGGCAACAGGAGCCGCTGGTAACGACAGTGCTTGGACAGGTGGTAGTTACACAGCAGCAACAGGCGTTGTTACCTTTACTTCAGATGACGGCTTAGGTTTCTCTACTGGCGACCTTAGAGGTGCTACTGGCCCTCAAGGTATCCAAGGTATCCAAGGTATCCAAGGTATTCAAGGAGAGACTGGCGATGGTTTTACAGGCGGTTCTTACACGCCAGCCACAGGTGTAGTTGCTTTTACTTCAGACGATGGCTTAGGTTTCTCTACTGGCGACCTTAGAGGTGCTACTGGCCCTCAAGGTATTCAAGGTATCCAAGGTATCCAAGGTATTCAAGGAGAAACTGGCGAAACTGGGCCTGCTGGAGCTGATGGTGGCGGTGGTGATGCTTACTTAGCGCAGACACAGACTTTTACAGGCGCTAAGACGTTTTCAGCGACTACTGTCTTTGAAGCAGGAATCACATCTGCTAATGACGTTAAACTAACGGCTGGTGCAAGTGATTGGGCGTTTACTGTTACAGGTAATAATTTAATTATCAGCTACGGTGGAACTTCTAAAGCCAAGCTAGACACAAGCGGCAATCTAACTGTTGTAGGTAATGTAACAGCTTACGGTACTATCTAATGGCTTTACCAACTAGCGGGGCAATAAGCCTCAATGAAATACACATTGAAGCGGGAGGAACCACAGGCACTCTTGCTTCTATTAATGATGCTGACATTCGTGCTTTGATTGGTAAAGCTGATGGTGCTCAGATGTCTTTCACTGAGTGGTATGGTGCAAGCTCTGGGATAGTTGTAACTGTTACTGAAGGTAGTAATATTTTTACTACTTCTGCATACTATGGATTTAGAGAAGAACAGAATCCAGACATTGGTTCGGTATCCCCCACAAGTATATCTTTTGATGGTAAGACTCATCCTGTCCGTGACGCATATCGCAGAGTGAATAGAAGCGGTGGCATAAACGATGACAGTACATCTGCATTCTGGTTCATCCTGTACAACGCCTCTGACGGCACTGTGCCTGCTGACGATTGGTTTACCTCCGTTGTGGTACAAACAACAGGAGCGGCAGTTACTTTGACACCAGCAGAAGCTACAATTGTTACGTCAGGGTCTGGAGCAACTGGTCGTAAAGAATGGAGATTCTTCTCTAGTGACTTTACAGCTACTGAGCTAACAAACTTTTCTGCTCAGTGGGATGGCTCAGGTACGTCAACAGTAACTTTTACAGAGTAATTAAATGACTATTATATTGAACTACGATACGCCATCTGAAAGCCAAACTAGGCTGTCAGGAACCTATGAGGCAGGTGAAGCTTCTGGTTTTTTTTCTTGCCCTATTGTGTACAACGCGGAAGGGCAGGACATGGCCACAACAGAAGCTCGTACAAGACTTACCATACAGGAATCGTTAGATTCTGAACTTACTTAACTTTAAGGAAATAAACAATGAAATATTTATTAGTAGTATTAGCATTCGCATTGACAGCCTGCAACACTTTTAATGCCGCAGTAGACGGCTCACAGATGATTGTGGACAGCACTGTTGATTCAGCTCAGTCTATGGTCACGGATACAGCTAAAGGCATTGGGGCAGGGTCTGCTACGTTTGTTGACGGCATTGCCGCTGACATCCGTAAAGCGTCTGAGTAAATGTTAGCCGAGATTGCTGCCGCTAACGCAGCTTTTAAGGTTATTAAGACAGCACTTAGCAATGGAAAAGAATTATATGATTGTTCAGACGCAGCCAAGCAATACTTCGATAACAAAAGTGCAATAGCTAAACGTGTAGCATCCAAGGGCAAGAGTGACTTGGATGCTTTTATGGCACTAGAGAAGATTAAAGAGCAGGAAGAGTGGCTGAAGGATTATATGGTATACGCTGGTCGTGCTGAAATGTATAGTGACTGGTTACAGTTTCAAAGTGAGTGTAAAAGAAAAAGAGAACAAGCAGCTCGTTTAGTTGCTTTAAAGCGACAAAATACAATTAAGATGTTAAAAACTTTTATAACTATTATTGGCGTAGCATTAGCAATTATACCTGTTATGATATACGTCATAATTTACTCACTAAGCAAATAGCAAGGGAATGTCATGGTAGAAGATACAAAAGAGATGTTAGACGTAGCCGCTGCTTCTACTGCAATACTTTCAATGGCTGCTTGGTTGCCACCAACGGCTTCTATTTTGACAATCATATGGTTAGGCATTAGGATTTATGAGTCTGATACTGTACAAAAAATAGTTAATGGAACAAAAAATAAAACACTTGACAATAAAGACTGAAAGGTGTATAATACATGAGTATACTAAGTAGCTTAATAGGGCCAATTGCTGGTTTAGCTAAAAACTATCTAAATAACAAAGCAGAAGAAAAGCAAGCTAAGCATCAAGCTAAGATGTCAGTAATAGCAAACGATGCTAACTGGGAATCTAAGATGGCTGAGGCTTCTAAGGATTCATGGAAAGATGAGTTCTGGACAATAGTGTTGGCTGTTCCTGTGTTCATGGTTGGTTTTGCTATTGCTGCTAACGATGTAACAATCATTTCTAGAGTGGTTACAGCTTTTGAAGCGTTAGAGAAGCTGCCTGAGTGGTATCAATACTTGTTGTTTATTGCTATAAGTTCTAGCTTCGGTATTCGTGGAGTTAGTAAAATTATGGATATGAGGAAGTAAAATGTCAAGAGGAGCTATCTATCAATATGGTAACGCTGGGTTTACTGTAACCCCTCAAGGACAGTATAATCCTGCGCCTGTTAGCGGTCAAGGCAATACACAAGTTTCTTATTCACCGTCTACT